CCCGCCCCATCGGAGTGCTTAATTTTCGGGCAACGCGCACTTCATCTCGCAGCGACTTGTGCCACATCTGAATCCCCGGGAATAGTCTGTGGTAGGAGTCTAGTACGTTCTGAGCTTCCTTCTTCGAGAGCACCAGATCCATCTCCTTCAGGCAGCTTTCCATAAATGTAGTCGCGGCCATTGCATAGTTCGCACCATGTCCTGACTTCTTCCCTAGCTGCCGCTCGGAATCAACTACATCCGCTTCAGCCTTCTTGAATATCTCAGCGGCCACATACTTATGAATATCCTTCGTCGGGTCTTCTAGCATAGTAATAAGGTCTGAGTCTGCAGCATCATAGGCAACGAAGCGAGACTCCGCTTGCTTAAGATCGCAGTTGATGAAAATGCGCCCCGACTCTTCCGGCCACTCGATGAACTTCTTCGCATACTTAGGAATCGTCTGCACATTAAATCCGCGCCCCCTGTGGTCTGAGGAACTGGAGAAGCGCCCGGTCTCAGTGCCGTGTCCATCGAACATATATCGGATGCGGTCGTCCTCATCGTACGTACAATCTACGTACGCACTCAGTGCTTTTTGCTTTCCCGAGAGTTCAATGAGCGCCTTAAGATCCGTATCAGACGGATATTTGAGTCTCATTTTCTTGAGCGAGAGTTCGTTCGTACTTTCTTTCCAGGCTTTCGTTTTGGCGTCCCTGATTTTCGGGATTTTGTAGCCTTTGCCTTTGAACAGTTCGAGCTTTTGCTTTGGGCTTCTTGGATTAATCTCTTCGGTAAGAGAGGCAATAAGCTGTCCAATTTCGTCAGCAATTCGGTCATGAGAAACTCGTCTTTTTTCTTCTGAAATTGGCAGACCTCGCAGACACATCTCCGACAGCGGCTCCGCGAATTTCCTAATGAACGTGTCCCAGATTTCCCAAAGTCCCCTCTCATGGAGGGCGGCCACTTGGTTGCGATAACCTTCATAAGTGCCCGACGTATCTTTACAATTGTAGATATAATGCGATGTCCAATCACGGATATTCCCCCAATCTTTCTTCCCCCCTGATGTGGCCACTGTCTTGCCTTCATCCTTCCAGAAGGGTTCATTGGTGAAGACTCTGCCGACAGCCGCAAGTCCCTTCTCCATCTCTGGGTATAGGAACTTCTGGCACCACATCGTATCATGATAGTAGTTCTCTATGGGAATGCCGTACATGCTTAAGTACATCTGCTCGTAGATGCCGTTCTGCATTATCTTCTTTGCTGGACCTTGGAGCAGAACTGCGATGCGCCTCCATAGCTCATAGTAATTCTTTGCGCTATAATTCCCCGGGAGCACATTGATCGCAACGGCATCTCGCTCTGTCCAGGCAAAGCCCATCGTATTGATTTGACTCCGACCCGTCTCAATATCCACGGACAGCTCGGGCTTGTCTCGCAGTCCCTCTAATATATGTAGTGACTCCTCCAGCGGAGGGTTGATCTTGAACGCATAATCCTTGCGGACCCATTCTTTCTTATATAATTCCTGCGCTGCTTTGCTCAGTGCAAGGTCCATCCAGAATCCACGGGCAGCTTCCTGCACAATTCTTTGCGGATGAAAAGTAGGCATAACCTTCCGAATGCTTAACTCAGGCACTGCATCCAATGGAGAACAGTGCCACTTATCAAGATTCGAATGTCCAGATGTAACCAACAAAGAAGACTCACCGAGTGTGACAAGTGTTGTACATTTCGGAAGGTTAGCGGCCTTAGTAATAAACGAAGCGAATGCCCTCTCTTTGGAATCGCGGGGAGACTCCAGAAGGCACTCGATTCGTACATCAGTTGCACGAATTCCTGCTTTTCTTAATTTATCTTCAAGGAGTCTAAGCTCCCAGTCGCCGAGGGGGACGCCCTTCGCAATAGCGGAAGCACGAGGATAATCCACAAGGATGCATAACCTGGCTGAGATTGGACCGATTCCCCGTACTTCCATACAAATTCTACTCCCCCTTGACTGAACTGCAAACTATTAAAGTGCTACAGTTTTCTTTACTTCAGGATAACCAGTAGGCTCACCTGTTTTGTAGTTCACCCCATCTACTACGACTACTTTAAGCTCTTTCCCCAAAAGCATTTCAGTGTCGAACCCTTCGTTAGTTGGAAGCGGTTGCTGCATAGCAGCCCGATATAAGTCTTGAAGTTTGAACACTCCTCCACCTGAGATAGGTGTAGTGTGGTACAAGCGACGACCGTTGTTTTTTGCTTCAGTTTCACCGCAGGTTTCCATAACCCATTTGATGAACTTGTTGCCGTTCTGCCACTCGCCTATTTGGTGCTCAACGATACGTGCTTTGTATTCGCCGGGCGAGATTGAATCTTTTACGTCTGAGAAATCTGGTGTTATTAGTGGCATTTCTGCTCTCCTTTTGTTTGTTTGTTTATTCCCCACCTTGGGGTAATTCAATTAAAGATACTTAGTTAATTCTGTATAGCTCAGTGGGATCTCATTAGGAATCCCCGTGATCTGACTTCTGCAATCATACTTATAATCAGGCTTAGTCTGTGCCACGTGTACACCCTTAGGGTTGAGGAACGAACGCCAAACTTCCTTGAAGTAAATCGGAAGTTGATTCGAGAAACTGCCGTCCATGCTCGGACCGCGCACGATCTCACCAGTCAGGTCATCCTTAGTTACGTCGATGTGTCCTAGCATAATGATGTTCATGGGGAGTGAGAGGAGTCCCGGGATTAGCTTAGCGAACTCTCGCTTAAGGATTCCATAGTCCTGCATGCAGGGCTGCTTCCCTTGCTTGCTCTCAACTCTTTTGATTCCTGGGTTCGTCCGAACGATATGATCCAGGCACAGCGAAGAGAACGTAGTGATGGAATCAAGTACGAGTGTCTTGTACTTGGGGGCAGCTTGGTTCGGCACCAATTCATCATTGATGATCGTATGCAGCTCCTCGATTGGATCTACAGTAAGACCCCTACTCAGACTTCGAACGTCAATTTGCTCCAGCCGTTCCGCATCCCCTTTGTAATAGAGTGCGGCGGAATCCACCTTACCGTCAAAGTCCAAGTAGAGCATAGGTAATGGGAAGCCCGCAGCGAAGCAAGTCTTACCCGACCCCGAGTTTCCATAAACTAACATCTTGAGGTTGCCCTCAGTTTTGATTTGCGCAAGTGATTGCTTCATTATTATTCTCCTTAGTAGCGTTTTGTATTTCAAATAACATTCGTGCGTTTGCTATTGCATTAGGTGAGTTATGACTCGTGCGGAATTGAAAGAATCCTGCGAACATATCAGGCCGTGCGAGTACCAATAACCTGCCATAGCAAGAGGGCCACTTCGCATTAACTTTATATTCGGCTTCAGAAATTTCATCAGTGGTGTACATCCAGCGGATTTGCTGGGAGATCATGTGAATGCTGTACCGACTTGTCGGGCGCCTGCTCTTCAGTTGCGATGCAAGGGTGAAATACATTTCATATACATGGGGGTTCTCGGCATGAAAAGGCCAGAAGTCTTCTACGATCTGTGGATTTAGGTCGAGCCAAAGCGGGTCTTGTTTAATGCGCTCTGTGATTACTAGATGTCCCATCAACCACCACTCTTGTTAAAGCTGGCGGCGATGATGTTCGCTCGAATTTCCTTAGGTGCGGAACAGACTTCTAGAAACTGGCAGCCTCCATACATAGCACAAGCACTTGTATGCCCCATTGTCCAATTCCCAGCATCAAGCCAAGTGAGAAACTGCCGCACATTATGAACAACAGTATCAGTGAACTCCAAATAGTCATTTTCATCCCTCCGTGTTACCTGCCTTAAGAAATGCGGAGGACCTCCTCGCGCTGTCTTCGGCTTCGGTTTTACCTGCAAACAGTTTACCATAAAGGAGTCCGTATCGATGCCCATAGCTTTCTTAGCTCCGAGCAGATAGCCTGTGTACTGATGATTAGGCTTTAGGCGATTAAAGAAATCATTGCCTACGACCGAGGACGTCTTGTGGTCCGCGACTAGGATAAGTCCTGTGCGCTGGTTCTGCAGGACCACATCTATCGTACCGAAATATTCAATGATAAGTGCATCGTCCTCATATAGTGTGAAGTCCACACGGCGCTCGACCATTGGGCCTGCCTCGTCTGAGAAAACTACGAAGGGGTCATCGATGTATGCCTCGAAGTAATGGCCCAGCATCCATAGTCCAGCAGGTATGCTCCTCTTATTGTGCTCGTCGAGTCCGCGCAGTGGCTCCGCAACTTTTATGAATGCTGCCGCAGCCCTATAGACGATTGAATCATCTGGTGCGGGCATGGTCTCCATGTCCTGAATGTTTTTCTTGTAGTCTTTAGGAAGTACGCGCTTACATAAATCTGCTCTGTAGAATTCTTCGAGCGCTGCATGTATTGCAGAGCCGAAGAGCGTCGCAGGATTCTGTGCAGTCTTGCGCAACTTATCGTGCAGCACGTACTGTGCTTTGCGTCCGCATTCCTGCAGTATGCTTAGTGAACTTGAATTGATTTTTACTTTTGTCTTACCGTTGACCTTTGTTACCGAAAGCATTTCTTTCGGCGCATCTTCAACGATTAATGGTATTCCCGATGTATCGAGTGTGACATTCATTTCTTTCCCCTTTGTTGGTAGGGGAAGAATCTACGCCCGGCGTAGTTATGTCAAAATAAAATTATCTATTACGCACCACATATCCAACATGCAGATCGTCATTTGTCGTGCCCCCATCAAAATAGATGTCAGCTAGATTAAATGAAGCCGGACCCGCACCTACTTCAACGCCGCGCAGCTCGTATGTTTCACCGGCAGCCAATTCAATCGCTGCCTCTGTCGCAGATACATCAGAGTCTCCTATATATATAAGACCTCCGTTACCTGTCTTCGCTGTGAAGATCACTACGGCTGCTTCGATTGAAGATGCGCTTAGTGCCTGCGCAGTTCCTGCAGAAGCCAAGTTAAGCTGTGCTAATTGTTTAAGTTCCGATGCCATGTCTTACCCCTTATTAAAATATGCTTGTAATAATGCTACGAGTGAATATCCCCCACCGCCGCCGATCAGTCCATATATACTCTGCTTGAATTTATTTTGTAACTGTAGTGCCTGTATGGCAAGCCGTGTCTCATCGCGAAACGCATGCAGCTCGTGCTCCATCTTATTGACCGACCTATTCAACCGCTCAATCTCATGTAGCACTAATTTCGAATTCACTTCCCATGCGTCCATATTCGATATGATACCAGAAGAGCCCCGCTTGACACATAGCATCTTGCGTCATTCCAGGTACTTACTGTTAAGCTGATCGGATGTGGAATCGCATCCTTAATTTCTTCATGGATTTGCTCAGCTATATATCCAAGCTGGAGCACAGGCCACCTAGCCCACAGGAAGTCGTAACGACGCCATGGATGCGCATCTTCGAGCAGGACCTACTTAAGGACTGGAAAGAGCGCAGCCCCGGTGACAACCCAAATATCCAAGCTGCCTTTGAGATGTGTGGGTATGGCAGGCGCTCAGATGAAACGGCCTGGTGCGGAGTCTACGTGGGGTACACCTTGTATCGAGCTGGGTTCTATCCCCCGAGTGAGCCTGCATGGGCTAGACATTATTCAAATCCAGAGTGGGGCACTAAGCTCGACGGCCCGCAGTATGGCTGCATTGTAAATGTAGAGCGAGGCACAGCAGGCGGCAGCTCTCACGTTGGCTTCTGCCTCTCATGGGACTCAAAGTACGTTAGGATAGGCGGAGGGAACCAGAGCAATAATGTCACAGACAATTACAAGGTGCCCCTTAGTAAAGTCATCTCCTATAAGTTGCCGCCCCGGGGAATTTAACCTAAACTAATCTCCTAACCTAGGAGATACAGCATGGCTAAAATTAAAAAAGAAATTGAACTACCTAAAGAAACTTGCGAACTAATGGACGGCATCGGTGATTTCGTTTATGCACTTCGTGTAGCCCTGAAGGACGGGTTTAAGATGGAAGACGACATGCCGGTGATCGTCGCTGAAGCA